CTTTAGAGGTTCAAAATTTACCTGTCTTTGGATATAAAATGAAGACGATAGTAGAGACCGATGAAGAAGGAAAGGATGTTCTTAAAGATGTTCCAATTATTAACAATCAACACTCGTCTCTTCGCCAGTGTAATACCTGCTTTGTTGCCTCGAATTGTCCTGCTTTCAAGCCTGATAATAGTTGTGCTTTCAACCTTCCTGTCGAAGTAAAGACTAAAGATCAACTCAAGGCTTTACTTAACGCAATTATTGAAATGCAAGGCCAAAGAGTGGCTTTTATGCGTTTTGCAGAAGAAATGAATGGCGGGTATGCTGATCCCAATGTATCTCAAGAGATTGATCGTTTGTTCAAACTTGTTGGTAATTTAAAAGAGTTAGAAGAGAATCGAGAGTTTGTTCGCATTACCGCAGAGCGTCAAAGTTCTGGTGGAGTTCTTTCTGCAATATTTGGTGATAGAGCACAGGCTCTTCGAGAGTTACCTGACGCTTTAAAAGAAGATACAGTTACAAAAATTATTCAACAATCCATTGAAGACTAGTTATCTGATAACAGGAGGTTTAAATAGTGAAACGGTGGTGGAAACCTAGTTTAAAACAAACTATTACTTTTTGTTCTGTAGACGACCATGTATGGAACGTTAGAGAAAAACCTGTACCTGCCTCTACAGTTCTTCCCAAGTGGTGGAGAGAGATACCTAATTACTCAAACGATAAAAATTCATTAGAATTAGCACCTGGTCCAACAGTTACTGTAAAAAGATGTCTACCCGTATTTGACGGATTAACTGCTGGTTATGTAATGCCTTTATGGTCAGACATACAAGTAACTTATGATGACTTAGGTGGCACTTATGTTAAGTGGTTACCAAGTGAACCTGTTTTTGAAGTTTGGGATCCAAGCCAAGTTTCTACTTTTAAAATTCCTGAAGAGTATAATTTAGCAGTATTTAAATATGTGCATGGTTGGATAATAAAAACTCCTCCAGGTTGGTCGTGTTTAATAACTCATCCTATTGCCTATCCAGATCTTCCTTTTAAAGTTATTACTGGAATTGTTGATACTGATAGACTAAATACTGGCATAAATACACCCATTGTTTTTAAAAAAGGTTTTGAAGGAATTATTGAAAAAGGAACCCCAATGTTTCAAATTATACCTATAAAAAGAAGTAATTGGAAATCTGAGGTTATTCAAGGAAACCCAAAAACCCTTGAATATGCATTAGAAATCTTAAGAACTAAAATTGTTTCATCTTATGGCAAACATTTAAGGGTTCCAAAAGTTTATAAATAATCAGTTTACCTTGTTTTTTTTAAAAAAATAATTTTATAAATTAACAGGTATGTGATAGGTTAAGACCCGTCACAATACGCATTCCCATCGAAGGGTATTTGTATCTGAGTAGAAATAGTGGGGTATTATCTTTATGTTTTCTTTTAAATTAACCGAAGAGTTTGTTACACCTTATAAGAGTTTGAAAGCACCCTTTGGCTATCAAGATGCCGCAGGAAACTCTGTTGGTGAGATAACTTTTTTACGTACCTATTCACGGCTTAAGCAAGATGGTACTAAAGAAACATGGGTAGATGTATGTGAGAGAGTCATTAATGGAATGTACTCACTACAAAAAGATCATGCTAAAACTAATCGACTACCTTGGTCAGATGCAAAAGCAGCAGCCTCAGCCAAAGAAGCCTTTGATCGTCTTTGGAATCTAAAATGGACTCCACCTGGACGAGGTCTATGGGTAATGGGAACCCCCCTTGTAAACGAAAAACGAAACTCAGCGGCTTTACAGAATTGTGCTTTTGTATCTACAGGCTCAATGACTAAGACTGATCCAGCCAAGCCTTTTGCCTTTTTAATGGAGGCTAGTATGCTTGGGGTTGGAGTTGGGTTCGACGATAAGGGCGCCGATAAAGACTTCACTATTTATTCACCACAAGAGGGGGAAACATATGTTATTCCAGATACCAGAGAAGGCTGGGTCGAATCAACGGCCACGCTTATTAACGCTTACCTACGATCAGACTCGAAACGTCCTAGGTTTAACTATGAAGAAATTCGCAAGGCAGGCGAACCCATCAAAACATTTGGTGGAACAGCAGCGGGTCCAGAGCCTCTCATTAGGTTACATGATTACATCGATGGAATCTTCAAGGAACGTGCTGGTCAGAAACTTACCCGTATTGATATCGCTGACATTGGGAATCTTATTGGGGTTTGTGTTGTATCTGGCAACGTTAGGCGGTCTGCTGAGTTACTTATTGGCAGAATTGATGATGAAGATTTTCTAAATTTAAAGAACGCAGAAAAATTTCCAGAAAGAAACTCTTACAATCCAGAAAAGCCAGGATGGGCTTGGATGTCTAATAACTCTGTATCAGTAAATGTTGGAGATAATTTAGACAACATCATTGATGGCATTGCTCGTAATGGAGAGCCTGGAGTTGTCTGGATGGATATCTCAAAACAATATGGCCGTCTTATCGATCCAATTAATAATAAGGATTGGCGCATCGCAGGATACAACCCTTGTGCAGAACAATCTCTTGAGTCCTTTGAGTGCTGTACCTTAGTTGAGACCTATTTAAATCGCCATGAAGACATAGAGGACTTTAAAAGGACCTTAAAGTTTGCTTATCTATATGCAAAGACCGTAACTCTCATACCTACACACTGGGAAGAAACAAACGCCATCATGCAAAGAAATCGGCGCATAGGTACTTCTGTTTCAGGAGTGGCTAATTTTGCAGATAGAAAAGGATTACCAACACTTCGTCAATGGATGGATGAAGGATATAAGGTAATAAAAACATATGACACAACCTACTCAGAATGGCTTGGTATTCGTGAGTCAATCAAGATGACTACCGTAAAGCCAAGTGGAACAGTTAGTATTTTGGCAGGTGAATCACCTGGCGTTCATTGGACTGTAGGAGGCGAGTACTTTAATCGTGCTATTCGTTTTGCAAACTCTGATCCAATGTTGCCTTTGTTTAAGATGGCTAACTACAGAGTAGAACCAGCAAGTGAATCTCCAAATACTACTTCTGTTGTATTTTTTCCAATCAAATCTAGTGCTAGACGTTCTGAAAAAGATGTAAGCATTTACGAAAAGATGGCTCTTGCTGCAACTGCACAAAGATATTGGTCAGACAACTCTGTAAGTGTAACTATCAGTTTTAATCCTGAAACCGAAGCCTCAGCCATTGGTACGGCTTTGCACATGTATGATGGTCAACTTAAAACTGTGTCTTTCTTACCTTCGGGTAATGCTACCTATCCTCAAATGCCTTACACTCAAATTACTGCCGAAGAGTATGAATCAGAAGGAACTATGAAATTATTTCCAATTGATTTGTCGGGGGTGTATGCTGGTATGGCTGTTGATGCAATTGGAGAAGCCTATTGCACCACAGACGCTTGCGAAGTAAAACTAATAAAAGACAATCAATAAAGGAAATTTTATGAAAAATAATACCGATGATAATATAACTGTGTATTGGGCTCCTTCAAATTTTTTACTTGAAGAAGAGTCTTGGATGATTCCTTATAGAGACCCCGAACCTTTACGTGATTTAATTACACCTAAAAAAAATAATAAAAATATAGAAAACAATAATATGTCTTCATGTCCAGCAATAAAAGATGTTTTAAAAAATGTTTATGTAATTAAATCAAATTTAACTGATGCACATACTTTACCAATAGAGTATTTAAATGATGTTTCTTACATTTCACCAACAATTTCTGGGGAAATAATACCCACGGATGGTATTATTACTTTACGTAGAAACCGTAAAAGTTCAGTAGAGGGATATTCAATTTTGTCTTATAATTTATCTTGGACATTTTTTGCTGATAAGCCTGTTACGGCTAAATTTACTGCACCTTATTTTCCTTCAGCATCTCCAGCATTAGGGTCACTTTTACCTCCAGGTAGATTTGATATTGGTCAATGGTATAGGCCCTATAACTTAGAGTATTTATTACCATTAAATACCAAAATATTTAAAGTAGAAGAAAATGATCCTTTATTTTACATTCATTTAGAAACTGATAAAAAAATTAATTTTAAACGATATGTTATGACTAAAAAATTAACTAATTTGAGTAAAGAGTTTTCTTTTTCTCCACAAATTTATGGTGCTTTTAAATCTTTGTCTGAAAGATATAGGATTGCAAAACAAGCAAATATTAAAGAATACATTCTTACTGAAATTAAAAAAAATTTAATAGAGGAATAGCCTTCTGCTATTGCTTTGCCTTTTGCTTATGCTTTGCTCTGCTTTGCTGTTGCTTTGCAATATGCTGTCTTGTGAATTTCTACCTTATCTTCAATATTTAATAAAGGTCTAATATCTACATTATGTTTAAGAACTACTCTTGTTATGCCTTGTTCACACACAGAGCAAACTAACACTAGACATTTTGTTGTTGTTTGATCTTTTCTCCAGCCTAAATGAACTAACTTATTCCAAAACAATTCTTCGGTGTAAGGCAGGTTAGGTTCTTTGTAATGTTTATATTGTTCTTGTTTATGCTGTATGTATTGCTTATCTAATTCTATGTAACGATCTACGAAAGAGTGTTCTCCCATGATTGCCCCCTAACTAACTGACTAACTTCTCCTGGCTGCCAGGTAAGTTAGTTCTAAGATAGCCCCACCATCTCTGATGGGGCTTCTCCTATTGCTTCTCCTATTGCTTTGCTTGCTTATGCTTCTGCTATGGCTTCTGCTATTACTTTGCGTTCTTTGCTGGGAACTGTTCCATTAACTGCTTAGTCTTTGGAGTAAGTCCATGCCAAGAACTCCAATCTTTACCGCCTCTACTCATGTAGTAAGCGATCTTTGCATTGACCACAGGGTTGAGCAATTCGGCATTATTTTCTAAACCAAATTTTTCTCTACGATCTTTGCCTAACTCTCCGATCATGTTTATTTGAAACATGCCCCACGAGTTATCACCTGTGTTTGTATTAGGATTGTGAGCGAGGGGTCGCCCATTACTTTCTTTCTTAGCAACTGCCCATGCTTCTTTCAGGTCTATGCCTGTGAAGCCTACGGCATGAAGCAACTCGACCAAATCAGCATCGGTCAATTTATGAGCGTTCTCATACTTTTTCAAAGTTGCTTCGTTTGTTGTTTCGTGAACTATTACTGCTTCGGCTTTTGTTGGTGCTATGGCTTCTGTTGTAGTTGCTACTCCAAATGCTACGGCTAGGGTCGAAATTGACCCACCAAGTATTAAAGCCTTTATTCTTGCTTGGGCTTTTGCTGATGCTTTGGCTATTGCCTTTGGCATTTGCTCGGCTCTTACTCTTGCGTTTGTTTTCATCATCACTCCAAATAGTCATTAGCACTTTCAGATGCCTTTGACTGGTGTGAACGAAGGCGGTGTAAATACCGCTCTGTCGTCTTGATCGATTGGTGTCCTAATCGCTCTTTTACTTCATGGACATCTATGCCGTTCTTTAACAACTGCGTAGCGTTTGCATGTCGTAAATCATGAGTTCTAGGCGACCAGCCGATTGCGGACTTGGCTATTGCTTTGTTCCAAGTTGTTCTCCATACATCACGAGGCATGTGGCTCATATTGTTGATGAAACTCCCTTGCTTGTGCTTCTGCTGATGCTTCTGCTTTGCCTTACGGCTTCGGCTTCTTACCTGCTCTGCTTCTGCTAGTGCTTCTGCTTGGGCTTTGGCTTTGCGGTAGTCTGCTACCGCTTGCCTACACCCTTCGCATCTACAACCCCCATGTGTATAGGAGTAAAGAGTTCCATGCTGGAACTGTTTTCCGCCTTTCTCGAATGGTCGAGAGGGCTTTGCGCTTCGTGAACCTTTAAGTTTACCTTCCGTTAAGAGTATTGTTCTTGGAAACATCAGATCATCTTTTGCTATGCCTTTTGCTAGGACATACGCATTTAACTGCTGTAATAGGGCTTTTCCTATCACTAGGCTTCTCTTATGCCCTGACTTGGTGGCATCTATCACCATGAACCTAGTTCCATTGTTGTAATTTGTTCCTAGATCACTAACTCGCCTTTGAATAAAGATTTCGCCAGTTTTGAAATTAATGTCTTTTGCTCTTACTTCCGTTGCTTCACCAAATCGGCAACCACTTGCTACTAAGAATTGGGCGAATAATTTAGTTCCTTGTGTCGGTAAATGCTTAATGATCTCCTTAAACTCATCAGGGTCTAGGAGATTAGATATATTGGCATGATTGACCTTGATCTTAATTCCATGTGTCGGATTGCTCTCTAATTGACCAGCATTAACCAACTTTGAAAACATTGAGCCAAGAGAAGCCTTCACCTGATTTAAGGTGGCAGGTCTAACTCCCGATAGTTTGAGATCATCAATTAACTTAACTAGGTCTGAAGGCTTCAGGGAAGTTAGTTCCCGATCTCCTATAACTGGAATTACAAATCTAGTTAAGACCGACTTATAGCCCTTCTTTGTGATCGGCATGAGGTCAGATACCGCCAGCCATTGATCTATAAAATCAACTACCCTCAAATTAGCCTTTGAAGGGGCTTTTAAGCCCTGCTTCTCGGCTTGTATGGCGTGATACATGGCTTCGGTTTCATTAGCCCATGTGCCAGCCGATAAACGGCGATTTTGAAGCCTGTAATAGCCTGTAAATCTGCCGTTGCGCTTAATCACATACGCCATAAGTTGCCCCCTCTACTGGCGAGTAATGACCCTTCTACTGGTGAGTAATACTACTGGTGAGTAGGTTCTTAATCAAAAGATAAGCCCCTAATCCAAATCGGACTAAGGGCTGAACTACTGGCTACATAGGGAATTAGGCGGTCAGGCTTGGAACTAACTTGGTGGAACACCAGATAAGTTAGTTATTGAGCGTGAACTAACTTTCTGGAATTAAATAAAGTTAGTTCGATCTACCAACTGGCTTGATAACTAAATCCTAGTTCGTGATCGCTCTCTAATAGGGAAGTAATTAAATCAATCGTGTATTCCAGTTGGTAATAGTAATAATCGGTCAGATCACTACCACCAAAGAAAAATCCGTCAACTGGTGGAAGTGGATTTTGAAAAGTATCAGGAGTTAATTCAGTTTCTAAACTATTTAAGTAATCGCATAATTGATAAAAAACTTTTTGGTTTTCTATTTGATATTCACGATCAGGATTAGCCAAAGCCTTAATACAATCATTTTTTAATTGTAATAAGTCCTCATCACTTAAATAAATTACTTGGCACTCATCAACGCCCTTGCCACACTTATCAACAATCCAGCCATGAATAGCGTTTGCCTTGCGCCAATAACCAACCATTGATTTAACGATTATGCTTGAAAAATCAGGAGTTGGTAAATCTTTTAATCCAGCAAGATTTTTAATCTCGGCATAAGAACCAGTTTTATCTGTGTTGCTACCCATATATTTTTCAGCATACAAATACATATCTAAACCCATTAGTTGATCTCCTTTACAATATCAATCGCAACATCTAATCCTGATATTGCGCCGTCTAACATCATAAAGTCAGAAGTGCCGTCTTGTTCAGCATGGTTCTGCCTTTTACGCCAAACATGTTGAAGTTGAGTTAACTCTTTAATTGCTTGATCTTTATTCATTTTCAATCTCCAATTCTCTCTCTGATGCCCATTGTTTTATGGTTGTCGTTAACCAAACTGGTGTTCTCCCCATGTATTTGTCGGGTTTGGGAAGGGTGTTGCGATTTAGATAACTGTGTAGAGTTTCGATCTTTAATCCAGTTATCTTTGCTATATCTGTATTTGTTAGCCATTCGCTCATGTTTATCTTTTAACTTTCTGTTTAGTTTCATT